TTAGTGTTTCTTTGAAAGATATGGATGCTACCAACACGGAACTCTCCAAAGCCAAATTGTCAGCGGATGAGAAAGCAGCGTACGAAAAGGAAACTACGGCTAATAATGTTAGTCCCGAAGGGAAGCAAATGTCCCGTATTAACGAACTTAGATCTGATTTCAATGACCCGAAAAGCGAAAAGAGCATTGAGTTAATGGAAGAGTTAATTTCCCTAACACGTGAACAGGCTAAAGATTTAGCAAAAATTAGAAAACAAGGAAAACAACCATGAGTTGGAAGAAACATTTCAAGCCAGTGAACAGTGTAGTGCCTGTTCAACCTAAGAATACTGGCCACACACACTCCTCATCCAAGTTTAATAACTGGCTACCTGAAGTTTATCAGGGACCGCCAGACAGACTGCAGCGTTATGCGCAGTATGAGCAGATGGATATGGATCATGAGGTATCTGCGGCTTTAGACACGTTAGCGGAGTTTTGTACCCAGAAATCTGAAAGCTCTGAGACTCCCTTCGATATAACGTATATTAATAAACCTAGTGAAGTTGAAAGTAATGTTATAGATGGTGCACTTAGAAGATGGTGTAATGTCAACGATTTTAATCGTAGAATGTTTAGAATGGTTAGAAGTACTCTAATGTACGGTGATCAATTCTTTATTAGGGATCCAGAGACCTTCAAATTGTATTGGGTAGATCCTAATAACGTAGAGAAAGTTATTGTTAATGAAAGTAAAGGTAAGAAAATAGAAACTTACCATATAAAGGATCTAGACCTCAACCATCAATCTTTAGTGGCTTCTTCAATGTCTCACTCTAATAAAGGTGGCTTCTCTAACAAATCCCATGCATTCCCTCAAGGAACTTTAGCAAACATGCAATCGCCAGCGCAAGGAGCAACGTCTTCTTATTTTACTGGTAATGCAGGACAGGATTCTGACTTATCAATGCCCGTCGCTGGAGAAAATATAGTACATATAAGCATGACTGAAGGTATGGATTCCGCATGGCCTTTTGGCATTAGTGAATTGGAACCAGTATTTAAAATATTCAAGCAGAAATCTATGCTTGAGGATGCAATGTTAATCTACCGAATACATCGTGCGCCAGAAAGACGCATATTTTCAATAGATGTAGGTGATATGCCACCAACACAAGCACATCAGTATCTAGAACGTGTCAAGTATGAGGTGCAGCAGAAACGTATGCCTAATAGAACTGGCGGCGGAGAGAATATAACTGATTCAGCATACGATCCTTTATCTACTTTAGAAGATTACTACTTCGCAGTGACTGCTGAAGGTCGTGGTTCTAAGGTTGAAGTATTACCGGGCGGAGACAATCTTGGTGAAATAAACGACATGTTGTACTTCAACAATAAAATGTTTAGAGCTTTAGGGATACCAAGTTCATATATACCTACTGGAGCTGACGATGGCGGAGCAGCACCTACGGATGGAAAAGTAGGCACTGCATTTATACAGGAATTCAGATTTACGGAGAGATGTAAGAGACATCAAAGACAAATGATCCAAGCTCTAGATCGTGAATTTAAACTTTTTATGAAAGAAAATGGAATCACTGTTGATAATGGAATGTTCTCTTTAGACTTCACGGCACCGCAGAACTTCTCAGAATACAGACAGATAGAGTTAGATTCGGCGCGTATAGCCGTATTTTCTCAAGTGCAGGAAATACCATTCGTGGCCAAGCAGTACGCATTGCGTAGATATATGGGCTGGACAGAAAAAGATATATTTGAAAACGAGAGATATTGGAAGATGGAAAACGATGAAAACTTTACTGACGACGAAGGTCAAGTTGGAATGGGACAGGTCGGCATGAGTGGATCTGATTTTGAAGAGGAAGACATGTCTGAATTTGGCGATGAAGGCATGGAAGATGGCGGTGATTTCGATGCTGAAGCAACCGACATGGGAGATGTGGAGGACTTCGGTCAAGGATAATATGAAAAAGAATGAAATTATAACAGAGAATTACGATATGGAAGATGACGAGTATATGAAAGCAGAACTTTCTGATACTCGTCGGCCTCGCCTAACTATACGTCACCTTAACAAGCTACGTAAGTTGAAAGATGCGAGAACAATGCAAGATCAAGAGAGATCTGGATTCGTAAAAAAAATGTATGGCGCTGCATCAACTGGCGACGGCGGTGACGGGGGAATGGAGTTTTAATCTATTAAAGTACGTACCTATTATGAGTGCTTGGAGAGCTAAATAGTATGAAAACCTCCAAAAAAACAAAAAAAGTGCACTTTTTGCCCCTTTTTGCGCCCTTATTTTAACAAAATAATAAATATCCACTATAGAAAGTTATAAAACCTTATCAGGAGATGAAACATGTCACAAACTAAATTAGCCAGAATTCTGGATTTAATTATTAATGAAGACACTGATTCCGCTTCAGAATTATTGCATGATGTATTAGTTGAAAAAGCACGCGACATCTATTCAGAATTGGCTGAATCAGATGAAGTTGATGCTGAAGTAGATGAAGGCTGCAATGAAGAAGAAGATCCTATCGAAGAAACTGACGACGCTGAGAAAGACGGCAATGCTGAAGAACTTGAAGAAGACTTCGGTGGCGACGAGAAAGAAGGTTTCGCGGCTGATATCGCACAAGACGACGAAGAGATCGATTCAGATGAATTTTCTGATGACTCTGAAGTAGCTAGTGACGACGATGATTTCGGTGGTGAAGGAACAGAAGAAGAAAGAATTGAAGATCTTGAAGATCAATTAGCAGACTTAAGAGCTGAATTTGATATTCTTGTAAATCAAGAAGCAGACGAGCCTAACCATGACCTAGACGGCATTGGTGGAGAAGGCGATCTTGACTTAGAATTTGGCGATGAAGCTGAGTTTGGCGGTGAAGAAGAATATACTGATGAAAGTATGTTCGAGGCTACTAAATTCCAAAGCGAAGTTAACGTAACAGTTGACGGCGAGAAAGATGCGACCAACAGAGAAGCACCTTATACTAGAGCACCTTCTAAGCAAGACTTCGGTGGTAAGCCAGTGAAGACAGGTAAAGATGGTCAAGGAAAAGAAGTAGATAAGACTGCAGCTAAAAACAAAGATAGTAAAGAAGACAATGTAGACGTTCGTAATAAAGAACAATCTGCAGACTTAAAAGGCGAAGGTAAGTTCTCTGGAACTGGTAAGAATAGCAAAAAACCTGCTATGCAAACTAAAAGTCCTCTGACTAAGAAGCCTAAGTAATCATGTCTAATTCGCTATATGAATATTTCGACCCCAAAAGAGCTAACGTAGTTGTTGAGTCTTTTGATGGAAAAGATGGTAAAAAAGATCTTTTCATGACTGGCATTTTTGTTCAAGCTGAGCAGAAAAACCAGAATGAAAGAGTTTACCCTCTGCACGAAATAGAAAATGCGGTTAACGGTGTTAATCAAAGAATCGCTGGCGGTGAAAGCGTCATGGGTGAGTTAGATCATCCAGAAGAGCTTTCCATCAACCTAGACAGAGTATCTCATGTTATTACTGAGATGTGGATGCAGGGAAATGATGGATATGGGAAGCTTAAAGTTATCCCTACACCTTGCGGTTCGATTGCTCAATCTTTATTAGAAAATGGCGTTGTGTTGGGCGTAAGCTCACGTGGTTCAGGTAACGTTGCTAATAATGGATTTGTTAGTGATTTTGATATGATTACCGTGGATATTGTAGCGCAGCCTAGCGCACCAAATGCATACCCTAAATCAATTTATGAAAGTTTATATAATATGAGGGGTGGTGCACAGATTTTCGAAACAGCTAAGGGTGTTTCATTATGTGAGTCAGGTGCAGATAGACATCTACAGAAAGAAATTTTGAAGTTCATAACTGAACTCAAAAAATAAGGGAGAAAAGACGATGAAAACTACGTTCGAAAAAGCTCTTAATGAAAATCTTAATCTTCCAGAGGAAGTTAAGATTCAACTTAAGGAAGCATGGGACACAAAATTGTCTGAAGCGAGAGATGAAGTAGCAGCTGAGATGCGTCAAGAATTTTCACAAAAATTCGAACACGACAAAGCAGTTATGGCTGAGTCTTCTGAATTTTCAGAAGACAAAAAAGCCCTTGCAGAAGAAAAAGTTGCATATAAGAGAAAACTAAAAGCATTCGAGTCTTTTCTAGCTCAAGGTCTTGCGAAGGAGATTAAAGAACTTCGTGGTGATCGTGTTAAGGCTAACGAAAGTCTTAAGAAGTTAGAAGGTTTCGTAATTGAACAGCTTTCGGAAGAGATTAAAGACTTGCACTCAGACAAAAAAGCTTTGGTTGAGCAAAAAGTTAAGATGGTTAAAGAGGGTAAGATGGCATTAGCGGAAGCTAAGCAGCAATTCCTTGGTAAAGCATCTAAGCTTGTTGAGTCAAATATAGAAAAATTATTGCGCAATGAAATTACACAGTATCGTGATGATATTATTTCCGCAAGAGAAAATGATTTTGGAAGACGTGTATTTGAAGCATTTGCTGCAGAATACATGACGTCGCATCTAAACGAAAGTTCAGAAGCTAAGAAATTACAAACAATTCTTTCTGCTCAGAAAGAAAAGATAGAAAAATTATCTGAATCAGTTCAGAAGAAATCTAAGTTAGTAGAAAGCGCCGAAAGGAAAGCTGCTGCCGCCAAGGATTCACTGCATCGAGACAGAGCATTGAGCAAACTTCTTGCGCCTTTAGGTGGCGATAAGAAGGTGGTAATGAAGGATCTACTAGAGTCTGTTCCGACAGTTAAACTAGAAAAATCTTTCAATAAATATCTTCCGGCTGTTCTTAACGAAAGCCAAGTTATTAAAACTGAAGAGAAATCTACAGTGCTAAACGAAGGTTTAGTTGAGAAGACTGGTGATAGGGCTACTGTCCAAGACAAAACCTCGGAAGGTGACCAAGCTATAGCAGAAATGCGCAGATTAGCTGGTCTGATTAACAAAACTTAGGAGACTAAAAAAATGAGTGATAAACTTATGGAAAGTAATTGGGGTGCTACTAAAGTTGCACTTCTTGAGGGTCTTCAAGGGCAACGTAAAGACTCTATGGGTGTAGTCCTTGAAAATACAAAACGTTATATTGCGGAAAGTGCAACATCTGGTGCGACTCAAGCTGGTAACATTGCTACGGTAAACAAAGTAATGCTTCCATTGATTCGTCGTGTGATGCCTTCTGTTATTGCGAACGAAATTTTAGGTGTACAACCTATGACAGGTCCTGTAGGCCAAGTGCACACATTGCGTGTTCGCTACGCTGATACTAAGGCTGGTGTAGCTGCAGGTACTGAAGCATTGGGACCGTTCGATCTAGCTAAAGCTTATTCTGGTAATGAGCGTTTAAATAGTGACACAAACCCATCAGTTGGTGCTGATCGCACAGCAAGATTAGAAGGGCAAGCTGGTAACAGAATGTCTATCCAAATCTTGAAAGAAACTGTAGAAGCTAAAACTCGTAAATTGTCTGCACGTTGGACTTTTGAAGCTTCACAAGACGCAAACGCATTGCACGGCATCGATATCGAAGCTGAAATTATGCAAGCACTTGCACAGGAAATCACGGTTGAGATCGACCAAGAGATGTTGAATAATCTTCGCATTCTAGCTGGTCCAGCTCCTGTAACTTACGACCAAGCAGCCGTTTCTGGTACTGCTACCTACGTAGGTGACGAGCATGCTGCATTAGCAGTTATGATCAACCAACAAGCTAACCTTGTTGCATCGCGTACACGTCGTGGCGCTGCTAACTGGGCTGTAGTTTCTCCTACTGTATTAACTATCTTACAGTCGGCTACTACTTCTAGCTTTGCACGTACTACAGAAGGTACTTTTGAAGCTCCTACTAACACTAAGTTAGCTGGTACTTTGAATACTACTATGAAAGTTTATGTTGACCAATATGCTGCAGATAATGAGAAAGTTCTGTTAGGCTATAAAGGTTCAAATGAGACTGACGCTGCAGCATTCTTCTGTCCTTACGTTCCACTAATGAGCACTGGTCCTGTTATCGATCCTGATACTTTCGAGCCAGTAGTAAGCTTCATGACTCGTTACGGGTACATGGAACTAACATCATCAGCTAACTCACTGGGTAACGCTGCGGATTACTTAAGCTCAATCGCTATCAATACTACTAACCTTAAATTCCTATAATTTAAGAGTAAGTAAATAGAATAGTATAGACCCGCTTCGGCGGGTTTTTTTGTTCTACCGAAAAGCATTACCTAAGTAGCTTGCAAAAGATGATAAATAATGTTATAGTATAATTTATTATGGTGGGGAACTTATGGAAAAGCAGGAACTGGAAGAAATGATAAAAAAAAGTCCGAAGGGATACTTTAAAACATTGAAGGGTAAGCACAGTGATTTTGTACAAACACTACGTGGCAAATATGGAGATTACCCTATCTCTCAGATGTGCTACAGCTACATTAGAGATCATGCCCAGATACCAAAATGTGATTGCGGAAATGATATTACGTTTGATGGTATTAACAAAGGATATAAGAAGAAATGTAAGTCATGTTATGTCCATAACCACCAACATAAATCTGCCAAAGCTTTAGAATTGGCAAAAGGCGCACCCTCATGCAACTCTTCGTCGTGTTCTAGCAAAACTTCTTTTAATAATGCTCATGGTAAGTGGAATGTGTATTGTTCATTCAAATGCCGTGGTATCCAAAATTCATTGACTAGCCGTGAAAAATCTAAAAAAACTAT